TTCCAGTTGTATCTAGTTTACCTGCAAGTATATCCTGATACAACATATCAAGTTGATCTCCAAAAGAAGCGTAAACAGTAGAACCATCAGTTGTTCTATCGGTCTTATATTTATTAGCAAGTGCCTCGGCATTTAATGCTGCTCTTGCAGAATCTATAGCAGATTGAACAAGATTTATTTTTGTGCCATCTGCTCTAAATGCTCCTGTATCACTGTTAATATACCCTGCATCAGGATATGCTTTTCTTATTGCATCATGGTCTAAACTCATGATTTTACCTCCATCAAAATCATACGAGAAACTCCCGAATCACCAGCAGCATCCGTAAGCTGTGCTTTAACAACATGAGGAGAATTGTATCTTCTCATTTGTGTTTTATATGTAAAAGTATCTCCTACCGAATAAGAAGGGCTATCATAGTGAGAGTAATGATGTCTTAAATAAAGATTTAGACTACCTGAAAAAGGAGCAAAATAGTATCCAAATGGGCCAACAGTATTGGATGGCCCACCATTTACTATTACAGTAGAACCTCTTAAAAGTTGAACTCCAAAACCATTATTGCCACTACTAGGACTATAAATCTGCATTTGTTGGTCAACTATAACTAAAATCTTACTACTTGCTAATGATGGAGTTATGCTACATGATAATCCAGTATCCGCATAAGTACTCGTACTATTACTTACTTCTGTATTCGTTGAATTTGTTACAACTTGGATAACAGAATCCTCTGCCATAGCAGAATCTGGCAGGGCTGTAAGACCTGTTACTGCTCCGTTGCCATTAATCGTTACCGCCACAATTAATACTTACTTTTCCCAAGTGTAACGGCAGCGTCTTGAGCAGTAAAGTCTTCACTTGTCCAAATTGATGTAGTTTCATCTTCTTTTTTATAAGCCTTAATAATTTCAAGATGCTCTACATTTCTTTTGATTGTATCTTTTTGCTCATCTGTTAAAGATGATAACCCTGCAAGTTCGTTTATAAGAGTGACGCTATCTCCAGCAGCAGAAAAGATTGCAGCAATTTCGTCAGCAGTACGTTCAGCCATGATTAGACAATAGTAAAAGTTGAATTTGATGGAACAGTAAGAACAGCACCGCTTTGAATTGAGATTGGCCCTGCGCTTATAGCGTTGTTTCCGCTAGTAATAGTATAACTTGTCGTGACTGTTTGACCATTCTCGTAGAAAATTTTATCACTTCCACCACCAGTAGCACCGCTTACAGCTTCAAAACTTGCATCACCATTAGCATCTACTGTTAAAACGTGTCCTTGTGTTGGTGTGCCACCATTATCTTTCAAGAAGAAATCTATACCTGGTATTCTAAATTTGGTGATGTTAGTATCACCAAGTGTTATTTCATTGTCAACAGTTGCAGAGGAAGACTCAGCATTACAACCAATAACAGTATTATTATCGCCAGTTGTAATATTATCTCCAGCAACATGACCTATAGCTGTGTTATTACTACCTGATGACGTACTTTGTAAAGCTAATCTACCACAGGCAGTATTAGAACTTCCATCAATATTGTTAATTAAAGCACCTAATCCAAACGCTGCATTATTACCTCCAGTTGTGTTTTTTTCTAAAGAGTTATAACCAACAGCAGTATTATTTGTACCTGTAGTATTTGAATCCATAGATCCTTTACCTACACCTACATTGTTAGCTCCAGTTGTGTTTGCTGTTAAAGCTTGACTACCAATCGCAGTATTATTGGAGACAGTGTTATTAACTAAGGTGTTATATCCAAGTGCTGTATTATTACCACCTGTTTGGTTAGCGTACATTGCTGATCTACCAACTGCTGTGTTAGAGCTACCTGTTGTTGTACCAGCCAAACAGTTATAACCCATTCCTACGTTGTAGATGGCAGTAGTTTGACTACCTAAACAAGATCCACCTATAGCAACAAACTGACCAGCAGAAGTTGAGTTACTGGCAGCACCATAACCAACAGCAACTATATAATTATCACCTGTTTGACTATAACTACTTAAAGCATAACCACCTACCGCTACATTTCGATCTGAGGTCTGAGCAGCAGCCATTGTATTAAAACCAATAGCTGTATTTAGATCTCCCGTAGTCGAATTTGTTAAAGCATATTGACCAACAGCAGTGTTTTTATCAGCAGTTGTAGCAGCATCTAAAACATAACTTCCCAAAGCTACGTTGCCATCTCCAGTTGTGTTTGATTTTAAAGCTTCAAAACCTACGGCTACGTTAGAAGCACCAGTTGTGTTTTGTAATAAAGCTTGCGGTCCTACAGCAGTGTTATTGCTTGCTGTACTGTTATCTCTTAATGCTGACCTGCCAACAGCTACATTTTGATTTCCTGTTGTATTTTGAGTTAAGCTCTCATAACCAATAGCGACATTCCAACTCGCTATGGTGTTATTATCTAAAGCTTCAACACCAATCGCTACATTGGCACTTCCAGTTGTGTTGTCAAGCATAGACTGTGCGCCAATAGATACATTATCATTACCTTGTGTATTATTTACTAAAGAGTTACGCCCAAGAGCAGTGTTCTTGTTTCCAGTTGTGTTAGCTTCTAAAGCAAATTCACCTAAGGCTACGTTATATCCTCCAGTTGTGTTAGCTTCTAAAGCTTCAAAACCAACTGCTACGTTAGAAAGTCCAGTTGTGTTTTCTTGTAAGGCAGACTTTCCAACAGCAGTGTTGTTACTTGCTGTTGTATTGTAATGCAAAGCAAGACTTCCGATTGCTGTATTATTTGATCCAGAAGTTATATGAGCAGTGCTACCTGCACCTACAGTAGTATTTCGACTACCAGTACAAGTATTATTTGACATTGCACCAGCACCGATTGCAACAGTGTTGTCTGCTGTAGTACATGATGCACCAGCTTGTCTTCCTACTGCTGTGTTGTGGGAGCCAGTTGTTAAAGCCCCAAAAGCATCAGTACCAAGTCCTGTATTATAAGAAGCAGTAGTATTAGTATCTAACGCATTAGTACCCAAAGCTACGTTCTGCGTTCCAGTTGTGTTTGCAAATAAAGCGTTGTAACCAATAGCAGTATTATAATCAGCGGTTGTGTTTGTTTTTAAAGCAAGCCCACCTAAAGCAGTGTTGTATCTACCGCTAGTGTTAAACTGCATAGTGGTGTACCCAACAGCAGTATTATCACTATGAGTATTAAACTGTAATGCTTGATGACCGATGGCAGTAGTTTTAGCTGCTGTTTGGCTCTCAGCTGCTGCATACCAACCTACAGCACAGTTAGAACTAGCAGTTGTATTTTTATGTAAGGCGTAGTGTCCAATAGCAACATTATTACCACCAGTAGTAGTATCTTCCATAGCAAAGGAACCAACTACTGTGTTGCTACTTGCGGTTGTGCTATTACTTAAAGCATCTCTACCAACTGCTACATTATTTCCTCCAGTTGTGTTGTCATGCAAAGCAGCACGACCAACGGCTGTATTATTACTAGCTGTAGTATTAGCAGTAAGTGCTGACAAACCTAAAGCAGTGTTTGAGTCTCCAGTTGTGTTTGTACCAAGAGAATTTCTACCAATAGCAACATTAAAATCTCCTGTTGTATTAGATCCTAATGCTGACACCCCTATCGCTACATGGTCACGACCTGTCGTATTAGCGTCTAAAGCTGTAGTACCTAAAGCTGTATTATTATATCCAGTTGTGTTTACTTTTAAAGCTTCATAACCAACAGCAGTATTGCTAGAAGCAGTTGTGTTAAGGTGTAAAGCACGCGCACCCATCGCTGTGTTGAAACTACCAGTGGTATTACTCTGCAAAGTACCTCTTCCACAACCAGAGTTTAGTGTGCCACTCGTGTTGAGATATAAAGATAAGGAACCAATACCTGTGTTATTAGCAGCAGTATTTACACTTAAAGCTGCTCTTCCCATAGCAACATTATCTTCTGCCGTTGTAACTGAATTCAAAGCAGATGAACCAACAGCTACGTTATAATCAGCAGTTGTAACAGAACCCAAAGCTCCTAAACCTACTGCTACTGATTGTTGTCCAGTTGTATTAGAACTTAAAGCATTTAATCCAACCGCAGTATTATTATTACCTGTAGTATTAGCGTCTAAAGCACCAGAACCTACCGCTACGTTGCTTATTCCAGTTGTGTTTGCATTTAAAGCTTGATATCCAATACCAGTATTGTTTGAAGCTGTGTTATTTTCTAATGCACCAGAGCCCAAACCTGCGTTATAATTTCCAGCTGTGCCGTATCTTAAACAAGAAAATCCAACACCAGTATTACTAGCACCAGTGATATTGTCTGTTAAACAAAGAGAACCGACAGCAACGTTAGTAGTTCCTGATGTAGTATCTTCTAAAGCTTTTGAACCACACGCTGTATTATGGTTACCCGTCGTACTTGTTAATGCATTATATCCTATTGCAACAGTATTCGATATATTTGATCCAGCATCAGCAGCGTATGCTCCAATAGCTACGTTCTCTGTTCCAGTTGTGTTTGATACTAAGGAATAAGCACCTAAAGCAGTATTGTTATTTGCTGTAGTGTTATTAGCCAAAGCTTGAACACCAACAGAAACATTATTAGTTCCAGTGGTATTGTCTTGCAGTGCATACATACCCACAGCAACGTTGTAACTTGCTGTAGTATTTGCACCTAAAGCAGAATTACCTACTGCTGTGTTATTACTTCCCGAAATATTTGCACCTAAAGCAGATGCTCCGATAGCAGTGTTAACAGTTCCAGTAGTATTTGCGTCTAAAGTATAATTACCAATACCTACGTTATGAGTTCCACTCGTGTTAGCATATAAAGCATTTTGACCCATAGCAACGTTAAAACTTCCAGTATTGCTAGCTAAAGTACTATCTCCAACACCTATGTTATATATTCCAGTTTGGTTAACTTGTAAAGAATTTCTACCAATCGCTATGTTTTGGTTTCCAGTTGTGTTAGTAGTTAAAGCATTATATCCTACAGCTATATTGTTTCCAGCCGTTGTATTTGCATCTAAAGCAAATGGACCAACTGCTATGTTTTTCTGTCCAGTTGTATTACTTAGTAAAGCATCATCACCTATCGCTGTGTTGTAAGAAGCAGTGGTGTTTGCAAATAAAGCATCTTTACCAAGTGCGGTATTACCAGATCCTGTTGTGTTTGTATATAAAGCTGTTTTTCCTAAAGCAGTGTTATTACTTGCAGTAGTGTTATTTCTTAAAGCACTACTTCCAACTGCTGTATTATCAATACCACTTGTAGTTCCAAATAAAGATTGATAACCAATTCCTGTATTATCTTGTCCATTACTATTTCTTAAAGAACTTCTTCCAATTGCTGTAGATCTTGAAGAAGTTGTATTTTGATATAAAGCTCCATGTCCTAATGCTGTATTATCAATAGCTGTAGTATTACGATCTAAAGCATTATTTCCTATCGCTATGTTGGTAGTTCCAGTTGTGTTTGCAACTAAACTATTATTACCGATAGCAATATTATTACTAGCTGTTGTGCTTGCTGTTAAGGCATTAACACCGACAGCTATATTTTGGTCACCAGTTGTATTAGCATCTAATGCCTGCATCCCTACAGCTACGTTAGATGTACCAGTTGTGTTAACGTTTAAAGCTCGATGGCCAACAGCAGTGTTATTAGATGCAGTACTTACTCCTAATGCTGCTCTACCTATTGCTACGTTATTACTTGCACTAGTATTTGTTTTTAAAGCGTCATGACCAAGAGCTATATTATCAGAACCAGTCTGATTCATCTCCATAGTGTTATGACCAATAGATATATTTTTAAGACCAGTAGTAGTATTTTTAAGTGAGTTAGCACCAATACCTACGTTTGACGAACCAGTTGTGTTTTCTTTTAAAGCATAAGAACCAAGAGCAGTGTTATTAGACGCTGTAGTGTTTTTTTCTAAAGCTAGTAAACCGACAGCAGTGTTATAACTACCAGTTGTATTTCCTTTTAATGCTTGATAACCAGTTGCAGTATTATATAAACCTGTCGTATTGTTTCTTAATGCTTGCGCACCGTATCCTGAGTTAGCATATCCAGTTGTAGTAAGCCTTAAAGTGTCATACCCTACTGCTGTATTATGATTTCCAGTTGTGTTTTGTAGTAAATTAGCAACACCTACAGATACATTATAATCACCCCCTGTATTGTAAAACATTGCGTCTGCGCCAACTGCTACATTATTTGATCCATCGGTGTTAGATTTTAATGCTCTTCTACCTATAGCTGTGTTATTAACTCCAGATGTATTTGATTCTAAAACTTCAAGTCCAAAAGCAGCATTAGTTTCGCTACCCCCTGCACCTCTGCCAAGATTAAGTCCGTTTATCGTTGCGTCTGTACCATCGACTTCTAAAGTTGTTCCGTTTATTAGTTTTAGTGCTGTGCTTGTAAATCTTGCAGAAATATTATTAGAGCCAGCTTTTCTATGTGCAATCTCAATAATTCCATCTTCTGTACCAGAACTGGCATCATCAATCTTACCTGTAATCTTTGCATATACTTCTTTACTACCATCGTCACTTTCGCCAGTAAATTTTAATTGACCAATATAATCTGCATCTGCTGGAGATGCACTGTTTCTATAAAGCTCAATTATTGGTGCAGCAGAACTACCAGCATCAGTTGATGAAAGTGCAAGTGTACCAGCCCCATCATAAGTTAATGTTGACTCTGCATTTAAAGTATTTGCTGTACCAGAACCAGTTATGATTAGGTTGTCAGCATTGTTGTTAATAGTAGTAGCAGTGCCACCACCACCAGATATTTCTGCTACCGTTCCATCGTCTTTCTTAGTAAATAATTTACCGTTGTCGGTTCTTACCGCTACTTCTCCAAGAACTAAATCACTAGCACTAGGATCACTACCAGAACCTCTTTTAAGTTTGATTGTGTTAGCCATTGGCTTTTACCTCCTAATGATTAGTTTCTAGTACGATCCTCCGTCTATATCAAAACCTGATACACTTCCATTTTCTAAAAAGGTAACAAGATCAGATAACGCAACTTGTACCATTGTTCCGCCATCATTAATAACCATGCGATCTGCTGTAGCAAGAGTTGTTGCTGTAGCAGATGTTGAGCCATCAGTACAGGTGTTTAATTCTGTAGTGGTAGAGTTTAATCCATCAAGTTTGTTTATTTCTGTAGCTGTTGCAGTAACACTTGTTAATTTACTTACAGGTAAAGTTCCTGTTATAGAACTAGCAGCAAGATCAACACCAATTTCAGTAGATTCAATAACAAGTCCACCATTAGCTTTTAGATCAACGGAAAGTGTATTACCAGACTTATCAAGTCCATCCCCTGCTGTAATCTGACCAGCACCAGAAAATTGTGCAAAGGTAAGATTATTAGTACCTGTAACTGCGCTTCCCTTGTTACTCGTACAAACAAAACCGTTGTCAGCATTAACAGTTCCCTGTTCTACAAAGGTAAACATACCAGCAGCATCAGAACCAGCAGCTAAATCACTAGCTCTAGCTGGAGAAGACCCAACTATATAAATACCGTTTTGACTTGCAGTAGCCTGGTCTTTAACAAGAACACGATCATTAGTTGCAAGAGTTACACCATCTAGCGTATCTCCATTATTAAGTGCAGTTGATATTGTTATGTTTCCTGTTGTTGCTGCTTTACAGCTATCTTTAACATCAAGTCCTTGTGATGTAGCCTCAACGAAACCGCGTGTTGCAGCATCTTGTGTATTTACCGGGTCTGCTAAGTTAGTTATTGTTTGGCTGTTTAATGAAACTGAACCTGTAGGTGCAGCCATCTGATCTAATCTATTTGTACGAACTCCAGTATCGAAATCGCTGATAAGCGTATGTGGATGGCTTGGAAGGTCAGCGATTACAAGTGACCTAAACGTAGGTGCAGCAGCCGATCCAGAGGTAGGGCCACTTAATATAGTATTTGCAATTCGTGTTGTGTCTTTATCAAAAAATGCTCCCTTTCCACCAATCTTTTCAATAGTTGTAGCAGAACCTCCAGATCCTCCTGTACCTTTACCGATAAAAATAATATCGGAGCCTTCTGCGTGAGCTAATTCAGCATTTTCTAGAGTACTAGGTGCTGATGATCCTGTGGATCTTTTTATTCTGATTGTGTTAGCCATGCTTCAAAAATTGCCCCCATCGACAAGTGTAAGTTTGGTGGTAGTTGCATCTGCCTTAAATTTAGCAGAACTTTGGTCGTAGTAAATGACAGAGCCATTAACTTTAGCTGTTTCATCTAATTCTAAACCTTTTGGGCCTTGAGGCCCAGCAGTAGTTACAGAAACAACAGTTGTATCACCTTCATTAACAGTAACAGTATTTTTAGTAGTTGTTATGTTAACTGAAGTCATGGTGATGTATAACCTTCTGACATAGTTATAACACCTTCAAGGTAGTACTCTCGCAATCCAGAAGGATTTTCTAGTAAAACATCATAAGAAAGTTTATTTGCTAGAAAAGTAGCTGTTTGTGCATCTGTTAAAGCAATATCAATAGTGCCAGCAGCACGATCTGTATATGTAACTGCAAAATCTCCATATTTTATATTTCTACCTTCATCCCAACATTGAGCATAAACTGTATATCCAGTAAGATTAATAGCATTATTGTTGGAATCTTTAAAAACAAGTTGAACAGAATAATCTGCTCTTCTTTGCATTGTTATGTTATATGTACCCGGTAAAACAGCCATAATTAAATTTTAATAATGTACATCATAGCTACGTTTCGAGGTCTAGATTCATTACCACCATCATTACTAGTGCTTGTATTAACATTAACAGAAATATTCGCATTTTCATTTGAAGTTCTACCTACGTTTGCTTCGCTGTTTTTGCTAGTTATATTATATGCTTCATTTAAATGACCAGCACCTGTACCAGATGCAGGGAAGTTGCTACTGGTTAAACTACTGTTATGTTGTCTATTTCCACTATTTCCTAACCTAAATGAATGGTGGAAGTGACCGCTGTCAGACACTGATGCGTTAGAAGATGCTGGGTGATTGTGCTGTTGGTTTTGACCGCCTTGTGTAGTTCCAATACCTCTTCCCTGATCCCTAGAACTATCAGTAGTACCACTAGCCCAACCTCTTATAAATTCACCTCGTAAATCTGGAACCCTAAAATTACTGCTAGTTGTATTTCCATATCTTGTACCAATAACATTAAACAAAGCAGCATAAGTTGATCTATCAAGTAATTGACCATCACATTCTAAATAGCCAGTTGGAATACCATCAGACTGAAAACCTGTTCCTGTTCCCTGTGTATCAGGTAATGCAAATATCGCACCAGTTGGCACACCATTAACAATTTGAAAACTTAATTGACCATTACCATCTGTTTGTAAAAATCCTCCATTTGTTATAGAGGGTGGCAATGTTAAAGCTACATTTCCAGATAAAGCAGCAGGTGATTTCAACGAGACATGATTAGCACCATTATTAGTAGCTTCTTGAAAGGTTAAAGTTCTTGTAGCATTAGTATCAGCAACAATAGTTAAACCGCTTGTGTCTATTTCTACTTTTTTAGAACCAGATGTTGAAAATCCTATTGTATTAGCATTTGATCTAAACATTCCTGTATCTGTATCATTATCAAACGCATAAGCTGGTGATGCAAAACCAGAAGCATCATCTCCTAGTAATTGACCTGTCATCGTACCACCAGCACGAGGCAGTAGACCTAAATTATCTTCTGTTACTTTTCCTATAACTCTAAATTGTGATCCATCATGTATTTTTAAATTAAAATCACCAGGGCTGTTATCTCCAAACAACATAAACTGCTCTGGACTTGCTGGATCATTAGGGCCACTATTGCAAGATTTAATAGCAGAATATATATCATTTATATCACCTCGCACCTGTGCGCCAGATCTATTAGCTACATTGTATGAACTTACTTGAGCCATTTAAGTAATACTTTCCTCCATATTACACCCCTTTGCCGTAACCAACAGCCTGATATGTAAAATTTCTATCAACGTAACCATTGTTTGCAGTTTCGTTAGGATTTTTTATATTAATTGTAAATCCTGTTCCTGATAAAGAAGTAATTGTAAAGAAATCCCCAGCTTGAGCATTTTGAATTGTTATACCAACACTAGGCAAATAAGCATTAAGTCCTCCATCTGTACTGCTAGTTCCTGTAAAAAATGGTTTTGTAAATGTAACTACTTTTGCTGCTGGAATATTACTGCTATTTAAAGTGCTAATTGTACCAGAACTTTGCTCAGTTCTTGCTTCAAAAGATGCTGAGTAACCAGCTTGCTCAACACTTATGTTTTGTGCAGCATCATCAGAAGATAATTTTAATTTAAACTTAAATCCTCGACCTTTAAATGTACCATTAGCAAAAACATTAAAAGGTTTGCCGTCAAAGTCTGATGGCTGATATGAAGACCCATTGCTAGGTGCTGATAATGTTGACGCAACTAAAATTTGAGCATTTGTTTTCTGTGCTTTTGCACCATCAAAATCACCATCAACCGCATAATTATCAAATCCACCATCAGAAGGCCCACCAAACTCAGGAGATGTATTAGGAATAATTTGTTCTAATGTGTTTACAAATTGAAAAGTACAATCTGAACTACTTACTGTTTGTGATTGGTTTGCCGTATATGTAAAAGAGTTTGTTGAAACAGTTGCAATTTGAAACGTACCATCTACACCAGCACCAGAAGTAGCATCAAAAACTATAGAATCACCAACTGCTCTTCCATGAGAGTTTTTAGTTATTGTTACTGTAGTGCCAGATTGAGTGTATGTAGCTGTTTGTAAGTCACCACCTAAGAAAAAGCCAATAGATTGAAAATGCCGTTTTAAATTAACAGAAAAAACACCACCTAAATCTAATATGCCATCAAAATCATATGTACCTTTTAAACCTCTAGCAACACTTACATTTCCTGATGTTGTATTACTATTGTTAGATTTAGCTACAAAAACATTTGCATTTGTAACTGAACTAACAGGAAATTTACCATTTAAAGCACCACCAGTAGTAAAAGTAAAATCAAAAATATCACCAGCAGTTATAGCGTGATTATTTATAGTACAAGTAATATCATTACCTGATTGACTATAGGTTCCTGTAATAACTGACGATGGATCTGTAAGTTTTAACGCACCATCTAATTCAGTTGTTTTAGTTTTATTACCATTAAACGGACTACCACCTGTATCTTCTCTGTCTGTAAAAACTGCCTGTATATCAATAAGATCAGGCAAGTCCATAATTACACTTGTTTCTCCAACGCTAAACCTTCCACCATCATCTCTAAATTTTAAAATATATTCTCCTTCTAAAGATGGAACAATTACATCTGTTGAGTTACCAGCAACAGCTTCTATCAAATCAACTGAATTAGCAAAAGTACCAGTACCATCCGTTTTATTTGAGTGTCGTATATAGACACGACCTCCATGCAAAACGTCTGCTGAAATTGATTTATCCCAGCGTAATCTAAGTGTGTTATTGCTTACTGGTTCTGCTGATAAATTTGCAACATCCTCTGGAGGATCTTTCTTACCTGTTGCATCAAGCTCTGCTGTTGCTGGAGTTGTTGATAGTTGTAAGGTTGCATTATACGAAAAAACTTTAAATTCATAAATACCAGCTTCAGTATTCATAATTTCTAAATCAGGTCTAAACACAACTTGTGTGACCCAGTTAGATTTTTCATATCTATACTGAACCTGATATTGTGTTACTCCTGTAACAGGAGTCCAAGATAATAATATTTTGTTGATAGCAATATTGTTTACTACAGCAACTTCTTCTCTTATTGGCGTATGAATTACTGGTGCTGGTTTTACTTGATTTAATGTTGATATATTTCTTGGTGGTAATGTTGGAAAATCTATTGATTCTATGTTGTCATATTTTTCTGATCTATAACTTAAAGCTGTGATTGCATAATTTATACCATCTTGTTCTTCTACTGTTATTACTCTAAATTTTTGAGGTTCTTGACCTATTCCATCACTTTCTAAAAGCCATATAGAATTTACGTTTGGAATTGTTGATAGCGGTGTTGATGGATTTATAGTTATTACACCAGTTACAGAATCCACATTAGTAGTGAACTTGTCCTCAACAGATCCATTTGGCATTATGACATAAACTTTTTGATTACCGCCAACAAATGAATCAAGATCTTTTGGATCATCAACAGTGATTTGTGTTTCTGTAGCTGCTTTTATTCTCCCAGATCTTCTATCTCCTTGCCTTACTGGATCATTAACTAAAATTACAGAACCCGGTCTTACTATTGCTCCAGCGTCTATAGATGTAGAAAAAGATATGACCTCGCTTTCCTGTTCCTCCGAGAAAACTATTGCACGAGCCATACGTTGAGCTTGCCCTCTTGATGTACAGCCAAATGATTTTACTTGTTTATAAACAACTCCAAGTTTTTGTCGTCTTGTTATTTCAGCAGCCGTATCACCATCACCATATACTTCAAAATCTAATTCTCTTGAATCCATATTAAAATAGCTTACACTTACTACGCTATGTCTCTGTTTTAAGCTTGATCCTGTATAGCTAAATCCATCTTTGGTAACATTAGCTAAATTAAATAAATAAACTGGATCGCTAGGTGCATCTTGCACTAAAGATATAGAACCTTGACTCCAAGTAGGAATACATCTCATTACTGCTGCTAAGTCTTTTATCAAATCATATGCTTCTCTTGTTGATTGAATATTAACGTTACAACTAAATCTAGCCTCTTCACTCCCAAAGGCATTATTAACACGTTCATTTGCATATTTACTTGCAACAACAAAACTATATAAATCTAAAATTGATGATGTACCAGACGATGTAAAAGTACCATCAGGATCTAAAAAAGTGCCAAATCCGTATCTTTCATTTGTTAAAAGATCGAGCAAGATACAGCTTGGACATGAAGTCCATTGCGCTGCTCCAAATTGTCCGTTAAATACATAGTTAAGTGGATAATCTATACGACCTGTTTCTGGATCTACTTGTATTGTTCCACTACTATTTGAGGCTGGTATTCTTACTTTTACACCACGAATACGAAAAGCTCTTTTTGGAATAGATGAAAACTGTTCTGAATCAAGCCTTAATGATGTATATGCTGAGTTTGGGTATGTATTATTATCATCTACTATTTCTTGAATTACTGTTACCTTAAATTCATCTTTAAGCTGTTCTGTAGTGCTATCTGCTGTTACTCTTATAACTTTTATATTTGCTTGTGTGTAACTGTCGGGTAAATCTATTCTGTATTCTTTTGAATATGGATCAGCACTACGGCCAGTAATTATGTCATTTACTATTTCTTCATGAGTAGGAGTATCAGATGGCCCTCCAGAAGTTTGATTATCAATTTGCAACCTAATACTTAACTCAACAGAAGATCCAAGCAAATCACCATTATCTTTCGCTTTCTGTAATTGAGGAAACATAACAGTTACTTTGACTGCATCTTTACCTGTTGATATATCTTGCGAAACACCACCATTTGCAACCGTACAATCTTGAACGCTAAAACCAGAACTTAAGGCATCACTTCCTACTATTCCCTTAATTTTAGGTTGATTACTTGCACCAAGTCTTGTATTTAAAAGTATATTTTGAAAATTATAATCTGATGCAGTTAAGTTGTTTAACTTGTTAGCAAATGCTGTGTTGCTTAATGAGGTATCAATATTTAAAACAGATGTATCGTTTAAGAAAACATCAGCTAATGCTGCTTTTAAATAATTAGAACTACCAAATGCAATATTCTTTTTTGATGGTGTAGCAAAACCTTCAATTTCACCTTCTGATAATAAATCTAAAATAGTTAAAAACTGTCTACTATTTAAAGTATCAGGCGCACGATATGGAGTAGGTGGAGTGGGAGGCGCACCTCCAGAACCTCTAATAAATTTATCTGTCATGCTTTTACTTGGTTAGTGTCAATACCAGCAGAAATAACTACTGAACCAGTAACAATTTCGCCGTATACGATAGGATGTGCAGTTCCGGCTCGGCTAGTATTTGTCAGCCCATTAAATGCAAATGAAATTCTAGGATCATCTTCTTGTTCATCTGGAGTTGGGAGTGGAAATAATAACTCAGAAACACCATTTAAAACCAAACCTGCACCAATAACACTTAAACCAGTACCTATAGCAGTACCAATACCAGCAGCAGTAAAACCTGTTGCAGCCGCAGTCTTACCAAGACCGTATGTTCCAAACATACCAGCACCGGGAAATAAGAAACTAGCCCCTATCAAAGCTGCTCCAAGTAAAATCCTTCCAAACGGACTTCTACCTCCAGCACCAGTGATAACAGGAACAATATGTATATCAGATTGACCTGTAGGATTGTGCAAGTCTTCTTTATCTATCTCTTCTTTACCTACTAATACCTGATAGTATTTATCAGACATATATGCTTCTACTTTTGGAAAATTAGTAACAAGAAATCTTATAGCTTCTGCGGATGTTCTCATAACAGCTTCAAATTCATCTTGACCGACAAACTTAGCAAGTTCTCCATGCAATTTTAATTTACGAAGCATAACGATACCTCTTACCTGTGCATTTTTGTAACCACGCAGAATATGGCTCTCTACAAGATAGTCTATCGGCTAAATGATGTAAAACCATATCGCCTAAAAAAATAGCTACATGATTTAAAGTTGGATACAATATTGACATTAATAATACATCACCCTTCTGTAAAGACTCATTACTGTCAAGTTCTCTAAATCCAGTATCTTTTGCATATTTTTCAAATAATGGATTTTTTAAAAATTCTTCTGGATCTATTGGTCTTTGGTAATCAATAAGCTCAATATTCTTTTCTTGTTTATACCAATCTCTTACTAATGACCAACAATCTGTTATACCCCAAATCCAATCCCTTCCTAATAAAGGTGCTTTATAACCAGACGGTTCACAGTATCCCCAAGTTTCTGTATGTGGATTAACAATATGCCAAGGTAGACCGCTATTTTCACAACTTACTAAATCTGCATCACTTGGGTTAGGAAGAGTTGTTGGATGACTATGAATTATTGCTGTAATTTCACCTAAATTACTTCCTTTTACATAATCTTCTGGATCAAGAATAAAACATTGATTTGCCGTTATGGATAAATTACGACAAGGATAATATTTCTCCTTACCTTTTATATTTAGTAGCAATCCTACAGATTCTTTTGGTGCTTGGTCTTTCGCATGAACTAATGCTTTATTTTTCCAAGTCATCCTATAAAAGTACCAATAGAAGGAAATATGTCTCTAGTACATTGACGTTTTGGCGCACGAATACCAGCAAGATCAAAAACAGCAGCTAATTCAAAAGAAACTACATTTCTATTTTCTGCTGATTTACGATCTATATAATATATTTCTCTTGGAAATTCTGCATCCGGATCAGGAGTTCCATATGGATTTGTAGAGCCAGAAAAATTTGCAGCATCTAAAAACCTTACCATTGTTCTTATTCTTGTAACTTTTGCACCTGTTAAATCATTGCCAACCGTAAATGTGTTTGCTAAATTCAGTATTGCCGACATATTAGGTGTACCCATATTACTTATAGAAATTGTAGGTCTAGATAGCTGTCCTTTTTTGTATCCAAAACCTGTTGCTTGCACAGGGAATTGTGTATAGGTTTGACTATTCCAAACAATATTACCTTCTGCTGCCCCAGCATGAAATCTAAAAACAGTATCTATACCTGTTGGATTACCAGTTGCATAGTTTAAGCCCTCTTTTAACTCAAGCACAAAAAGCTCAATAATTGACGAAGGGTTTTCTTTTTGAACATCGCTAAATACTGGGGCTGTATCTATAGTCATGCTGCGAATTTCTCAATAAAAGTAGCATCTATATCAGCTAAATTTGCCACGTTAATTGTTTTTGTCCATCTCTCACAAATAAATTTACCAGATCCAGTTTTTGTTATAGAAACATCACCGCTCGTAGTCGCGCCACTAGCTGCTGTCACAACAAAAACATTTGGGTTTGTAATAGAAGAAACTACATATGTACCATCAGTTGAAGAACCAGAAGTAAAATCTATTGCAACTGAATCACCAACAAACAACCTATGATTTGTAATTGTAATAGATATTGTTGTACTGCTTTGTGCATAAGTACCTGTTTTCGTAAATGATTCTCTTGGTGGTGCATAATCGAAAGTAGCTTTATCAAAAGCACGTTCATTTAAAAAATAATCAATAGTATCTGCTTCTTCTTCTGTAATGTTTTCCCACCTTAAATTATATTTTCTAGGATTTTGATTAGTTGGCAAGCCAAACATTATTCTTTGTTCAAACCCATCAGCATATTGAACCACCCTTGTTAAGGGAGATTGTTCTTTTTTTAAGCTAAAAGAAGGCTCAATATTTGGAAAAGTAGCCATTAACTAAGTAAACCTCCTGGCCTTTGCTGTTGTATGAGTTCTGATTGTATAGCAGCAGCTAAAGCCCTACCAAACTGCTCTGATTGTTGTGAATCACCCTCTACAGAGCTACCAGAAGCATCTACATTTACAACAATATTACCAACACCGCCAGAACTTTGCACTCCAAGTTTTCCATTTGCACCACGTTTCAACGGCATGATCGCTTCCGGGCCAGCTTCTCCCATGAGGCCAAATCGACCATAACCTCCCGATCCATAAGCAAACATTGTTGGATTTTTAACTATGCCTCCTTTTGCGAACTTAGAAATCTTGTTGCCAGCATCGTATACATTACCCATTGCATTTTTACCACCTGTTATACGATCAAAAAATGGAAAAGGACTCAAGAAATTAAGCAATGATGCTCTTACGAGCATTCTGGTAAGATCTGCCATTATTGATCTCGCAAGATCACTAAAGTTAAGTTTTCCTGTTTGCACAAATTTAACAAGGGCATCCTCCATACCTTTAAATGCATTACTTACAGCATCTTGAGTTTGTTTTCCAAAATCGCTAATAGTGTCAAAATATGCTTTTGCTCCCTTTTGAATGTTATTTAAAGATTCAGTTGTTTCGTTTTTAGATGTTTTATTCAATTCGGCAACAGTTCCTTTAAAGTGACCTGTTAGACCATCATAAACATTACCACTAACAGTAAAATCTTTTGGAATAAATTGTGATCGTAAATCTGATTGCGCTGATGATTTTATACCGACTTGTGTTGCTCTATTTTGTATAAGTTGTCTTCTTAATTGATTTGCATTTTTAGTATCTTGCTTTGCTAAAACTTTTAATCTTGCATCAATATTTCTAATTTGCCTATCAGCTTCTTCTATCGTTTGTCTTAATCCTTCTTCTTTCATTTCAACTTGGAACTTTTTAACACGTTTGATTACTTGATTAAAAGCTCCAACTGCTTCTGCTGCAAAAGTTTGAAATGCTGCACCCATTGGTCTTAATATATCTCCTAAACTATCTTTTAAATTAGACATTTCTGTCCTTAATCTATCACCAGCAGCTTCTGGACTTGCAGCAAGTATTTCTGCATTTTCACCATAAGTATCAAATAATTTTTCTGCAAACTTCATAAAGTCATCTAACGTGACTTTACCTTGCTCTAAAGCCTTATCTAATTCTGCTGGTGTTTTATCCATAGAATCAGCAAATAAAGTAAACGCACCGGGTAGTCTTTCTCCTAATTGTTGCCTTAATTCTTCGGCTGATACTTTGCCTTTTGAGAACACCTGGCTAGTCGCTCTCATAGCAGCTTTCATGTCTTCTAAGTTTCCACCAGTACCTCTAATACCAGCAGCTATTGCTTTAAATACTTTTTCAGCATCAGCAGTTTCTTTACCAGCACCTTTTACAGAAGCAGTTAATGATGTAAATTGTCTTACTATTACATCTTGAGGTATTGCTAATTTTTTACTTCTATCAGCCAAGAATTCTTGCGATTTAGCAAATTCTTTTGTGTCACCAATAACAAGTTTTAAAGCTTTTCTTTGAAGTTCTAATGCTGCATCATAATCAGCAACCTCTCCAATACTTTGACGAACCATTCCTACTTGCGCACCAACAGCAGCACCAACAGCAGCACCAGCAGGGCCGCCAATACCCAAACCAATACCAGCACCAATAGCACCTTCTGGCCCTCCAAAAATACCACCAGCCGCTATAGCTCCAGCACCTTTAGCAAAACCTCCTAATTTACTTTTAAAACCAGTAGCGCCAGCGCCAGCTTTTCGCATTCTGGCATCTAATGCAGCAATATCAGCAGTGAGTTGTTTAAATTCTAATCCAGTAACATCAGCTTGATCACGCAAACCCATAAGAGCATTTTTTTGCGCTCTCATAGCTTGCAAGCTATTTGCAGAGCCTTTAGCCATTTTATTAAATTCATTTCTTATTTTTTTTATGCCTCTATCACTTAAAGTTGTAAAATTCTTTTCTAATGTTCTTGATTCTCTTCCTAATTTTTTAAATGCATTATAAACAGACTCATCACCAGCAGCTTTAAAAGATATTAATATTTTTGAGGTTTGACTTGCCATTTATTTTTTTTCCTTATTAAGTTCTTTCAAGGCTGTATGTTCCATGATTTGTAGCTCTTCTAAAATTTTACGCCTATCTGTAATATTGTAAAGGTCAAACATACCACCTTGCAT